GAATGATAGTTCTTGTCTTTCATCATATTACAGATATCGTTGTGATACCGTAATAACAATATTGAGATGTCAAGTTCTGCAAGTTGTTTGTTCTTCTGCAACTCCACAGTACGTGTCACCGTAAATGTTGGGCCGAACAATCCCTCTAGAACCAACTTGTTAGTTTCAGTACCGTCCAGTGTTCCAGTAAGACCGAATCTATATTGTGCTTCTGTACACTTGTCCATCATAGTAGACAGAGACTTTGCTTTGAAAAGATGTACTTCATCTCCAAAGATAGTGTTAAACTGCGAGAACCATTCTGCACCGAACTTGTAAATAGACTGCCATGTAGAGATTATCACGCGCTTGTCAGTGACCTTTTCCTTACCGGAGTATATCTTATGACAGAACTCTTCGGTATCATAGCCATAGTCAGCAAAGTCTTTGTACATCTGTTCTACTAAAGAGGTAGTCGGAACGATGACCAATATCTTACCTTCAGTCACCTCATAGCAATATCTCAGTAGATTGTATATGATGAAAGACTTACCACTACCCGTAGGACTGAGTAACAGACAGCGTCTATTCTCGACCCCATGTGCAATTGCTTTGTACTGATAATCCCTAGGTTTGAAAGGACTTTCTAATAAAGTCAAGAAGTCGATTAGCGCTGGATGGTCAATGTCCTCTTTGAAAGAAGGTATTCCATATACTTCATGTTCGAGTATTTCAAGCTGGTAGAAACGGTCGGCACAAAATCTCCGTAGGTGCTGATATAACCCCACGTTCATTTGTTTTGAAACCATGTTGTACAGTTTCACCTTCCCGTCCCAGTGTCGAGATTTGAATGCTGGCATAAATTTATAGCCAGGCACGAAGAAAGAGAAGTACTCCCTCAACTCTTGCTCCTGTGCTGGATGCGCCTCAACCATAAAATGGGAGTGGTTCTTCATCCTGATTCGTATCTTATTATCCACCGGCTTCGAACTTTCTCCAATCAATCATATTCTTAACTGTCTGGTGTCTCCACTTCAAAGTATCGACAATGTTACTTAGGGTTTCGATAAGTGTCTTGTGATAGACCACCTTCTCTTCAGACTTCTGAATCTCAGGGTCCGAATCGTAGTAGTAGTCCATCTCACCCTTCAGCATACGGAGACCATTGAACGGGTCTAAATCCCACCCACTAGCAAGCACCTCTTCTTGAGACATCTTTCCGTTGTAGTATAAGAACTTTTGTTTGAGTAACGTCTTCTGGCTATTTTCAGAACGTTTGAGTTGTAACTTGGCGAGTGCCAGATACTGCAAGTATTTTGCATGTAGTGAGGGAGTCTGTCGGGAGACTTCATCCAATTGGTGCTGTGAGATCTCACAGTCTTCACGCCACTCTTTAAGAATGGATTCTAAATCAATCATATAATAACCTTAGTTCACTGTAACTATATAGTATAACACTATGTCGTTATAAAGTCAATAAAATCTTTCCAATAATCTTCATCGTGACCTAGGACATAACTGAGAGTCATTCGGTAACAGTTAGTTCTTGCGGCATGGTAAACCACATCACCAGATCCATATGAACCAAAGTGCCCGGCCTTCAGGTTCCATCCCTGCTCATCTTCTACTGTGATTATCTTTTCAGTCTTAGGGTCGACGTACTTAAACCATCCGTCACCTTTTTCGGACCAAGTGAATATTAGGTTGTAAGCAGATGCATTTGCGTTGTTATGCCAACCGATAAATCCTTGTGGTGGGTATAAGGTAGATAAGGCACTGTGTTGCACTCCCAACTCTTCGGTCAAAGAACCGTTTAGGTTGCGCCACGTCTTTGCGTACTCTTCGGGGTGGGTCCCGTTATAGTGATCTGGTTTGATAGGATAACATACGGAAGTAGATGCAGCACCATCATGGTCTTCTCCCATGTCGATGATTCTCCACATCTCATCTTCACCAGTATAGTGATCTGCTTTACCCATCATATCCGGAAACATACAAGTGTTACTATTCTCCGGTTGATAGAGTTCTCGATAGGTATATCGAAAGTCTTCAAGAATGCTTAGTACTTCTGGATTCTTGATTTTAAACTTGGTCAGGCTCATGACAGTACAAATTCACTGAATCTAAAGGTAGTATCAAAGTTGATATATGTAACGTCACCAGTAGTCGATGTCAGCTCAATGGATCCCAACTGTGTCGGTATACAGTTCTTGTAAAGAATCTCAGCACAGAAGTTATTATGACTTGTGAGTATAATAACCCTGATATCATGATATGGATTACCCTCACCATAGACAGAACCTTCTAGCCACTTCTGGACTTCTTTGTATGAGGTCATGTCTTCATCTAGGATAAGACTTAGATTGAGTTCACCGTAACCAATAGTGTCGCCAGGGATAGGGAGTCCCGTTATTCTAGGTACAGCGACCTCTACCGGAGAAACAGTTGAGCCTGGGTGTTGCACGGATTGTGCAAAGAACTCTAGGTTACCATAATTCTCGCGTTCGATTATTACACGAAATCCGGTTGGTTGTAAAAAGTTTTTGTTATCTGTAAGTGCCATGCTATATCCTCTGTATGCATCTTATTTATACACAAAAAAAAGGGAGTCCGAAGACTCCCCTAAAACGACTAGTAAACTAGTTCTAATTTTTATGTATTACTTAGACTTACGATACCATTAGGTTGTCTACTCGCATGATGCGGTAGTACGTGTTAACGCCTGCAGTAGCAGCGATGTTCTGCTCGCCTGCTGGAGAAACAAATGGGTTTGCAGCCATGCCGTAACGCGTCTTGAAACCAATCTTAGGTTGGAAAGTATCTTCTGATACTGCCTTAACCATCTGTAGTGGTACGTATGGGCAATAGAATACACCTGCGTCATAAGCGTTTGCACCCTTATATCCGACAGTGATGTAATCGATAGTTGCGTATGGATCGATGTAAACTTTCATCTTACCGTTTAGAGTACCAGCAAATGTATTACCAGTATCGTCAACTGCAAGACCAGCGCCTACTTGATAGTCCAACTGACCTGAAGCAGCAAGTGCAGTAGCAACGTCTGAAGAACAGATTACGATGTTACCCTTACCACGACGAGTTGACTTAGCAATCTCGTTCGCTTCACGATCTAATTGAATTACTAGACCCTTGAACTTCTCTGCTGACCAACGACCGTCTGCATCAGCAGTTAGATCGAATACGCCCTTAGCAGCGATTGATGCTTGTTGTGCACCTAGAACAGCTTGAGTGTTTACTGTACGAACTACTTCACGGTTGATTTCCGCTAGGATCTCAGTTGAAAGAATGTTCGCAAGCTCTGTCTCTGCGTCAAGACCGTGGATTGCTTTAAGATCTTGTGCAAGTTCTAGAGAGTACTCTGCCTTCAATGCACGTGACTTAGCAACAACACTTTGCTTCTCGATTGAGAAACCCATCTCTTTGAATGATCCGGCAGCTTCGCCAAGTCCTTCAGCTGCAGATGTTTGCATTGGTCGACCGGCTGCGTCTACAGAACGACCTGAGCCGTCTGATGAATCAAACCCAGACATACCTGATGAATCACCAGATTGTGATGAAGACTGAGAGCCAGAGAATGCTGAATCAGCTTCGTCTAGACCTAGTGCTTCTGGACCAGTCTGTGAATTGTAGTGTGACTTCATAGCGAAGATCAAACCAGTTGGTCCTGACATTGGCTGTACACCACATACATCATATGCCATTAGGTTAGGCATTGCACGACGTACTAGTGAGATTAATACTGGGTCCCAGTTAGAAACTGCGTTACCAGTTGAGTTAGTTGGAGATTCCGCTAGGAAACCCTGAGAGGCTGAACGCTCTTCGATTAGAGCCCTTTCTTGGTTTTCTAGGATAGCAGCAGTAACTGCTTTTCGGTGATGATCTTGGATCTTACCAGCTGATTCTTCGTTAAGAACTGGCGCCCACTTTTCGATCAATTGATCGTATGAATTGTTCATTGTTAGATTCCTTATTTCTTAGAGGTTTTTCTTAGAGCGGAGATGTAACCTTCCATCATAGAAGATACTTCAACTTCTTCTTCAGCGTCATCTGCGACTACTGATTCTTCGATTTGC